AAGCCCTGCAAAAAGTATCCAACTGATGTTGGTACTTGCCCCCCATGGAGTGCTTTTCCTAGAAATTCATTTCTGAGTCTCTAGAAACGCCCGCAGCCTACCATTGATGGCAGGCGCACGCCCAATTCCGCACATTTCTGCTGGGAATCGGGAAGCATTCGGGCCTGGCTAACCTAGCCAGACCCATGACCACTTTTGTCGTGTGGCACGGTCAACCACATACTCTCCCAGTTCCAGAGCACGCCCGATTTTTCGGGTCATGTCTGCCTGGGCACTGCCTTTCACGGATTCACGCGAAAGCTCCTTGCGTAGGAGCTCGATCCAATCGGGTTGTCGAACGGCTGATGCCTCGACCAATTCGGTGAGAATCCGATACTCATACCTTTGAAAGCCGATGTTCCATCGGCGTCGAAAGAATGAGTCATTGCTAGCACGAGGAATCATCAAGAGGCACCCAGGATAGGGAACCTCAGACCTCGGATACACATAGTCGTTAACACCCTCAATTAAATTAAGGAGGTCTCCAACATCATCGTATCCAAACTTTGCAATTAGATTATTGCATAAGTCAGCGCCAACGAAGACAGTGGTTTGGGATTTCTCCAGGAGTTTCTTAACTCGAACAGGGGTTACGTTCACACCAAGGTGGAACTCGCCCCCACACGATTCACGAAATGGTCCTGAAGAGAAGCACTTATCCCTGTTGATCTTAAGATCAATCAGTTCGAGTCCTTCCATCGTTTTCTGAGTTAACTCAGTTCTAACGATGATGTCATCCCCGTAAACGTAGCACTTTTGGCTTTTCAGACCATATTGCTGCGCTGATGCCTGTGCACTGGCCCAAAAGACCAATGCTTCAACTGGAAAGCAGCAAGCACTACCCATAGGGGCAAACTTGCGAAGCTTTACTATCTTACCGTTCGGCAGTTCCGTTTCAATGGAGCGACATGCTTCAAGGGCCTCAACCCAGTTAGGCGGGAAAACCCGTCGAACAAGGGCTAAGGACACACGGTCCGACGCTTCATTTAAGTCAATCGTGGACCAAGATTCGCCGAGAGATCCTCGACGGGCCAGATCTTGATTGATAGTCTGGTTACTAAAGTTTATGTAACCAGCGGTAAGATTGTGGTTCTCAAGGTGTCTATATAGTAATCTCATAATGCCCTGCTGAACAAACATAAGCTCAGCGGGTTCACAAGAAATTACCCTTGGACCTCTTGAATCCTTCGGCACGAATACAACACGTGCTCTGGGGACCCCGATCTCGGAATCTTCTAATCTTTCCATCTCATCAATAAAATGAGTGTAATTATAAAAGAAGGTATCCGGATAAGGATAAGAAGCATCAAGAAGAGGAAAATACCTCAACGTGTGCCATTTATCCTGATTCTCAGTCCGGCAAGCGGTTGCTCCGCTCCCGTGGCACGGACGAATATCAAAAGGATCTGCATTACACAGAACTCTCTTGATTAAACTCGCCATGAGGGTGAGGTGATCAGATTGACGTTCATTGCCATCCAACCACTCATCAAACCCAAGAGGAAGAGCTTCGTCGGTTTCTATAAACCGAGTCTGCATATCCTCAACTAATTGCGAATCAAGGGGAACCTCTAGTTTATAGAAAACAAAAGACAACTGTCTAATGCAATCTACGGCAAGAGAATCTCCACCTAACGCAGCTCGAAAGGCTTTCCCTAAAAAGAGGGGAATAGCTTCACTCGATAATAGAGTCCTGTATCCATGTTTGATACTCGGAAGTGACCAGACATCCACAAGATGTGAACCGTCATCTTCGAGATGGACCTCGAACCCTGTCGGTGATTTCCATTCTGCTGTAGAATGAAATCTATCGATAGCCTTCCCTAATAAGGGAAGGGTGGTCGTTAAGAAAGTGATTCCCTCCTTGACGGAGCGCACTCTGAACGTTTCAATATCTCGTTCAGTGACGTACTCCGCATAGCGGCGGTTTCTCGCTAGGTACACCCAAAATAGGTGCAGGCTTTTCAGATTACCCATATGGGACATCTCCAAGTCGCAACTAGAGAGAAGACCTTTGAGACTTAACCCTCGTTTATGATCAAATGATGCACAATCTAGGGCCGCTATTATTCGTTGACAGCTTCCAGTCAGGAATTAACTCCTTTCGAATTTAATTCCCGCCGTATTTCTACGGCTAAACCTCGCTGTTCAACACTGCGGTCACATTTGCGTTTGATCCACCTTCCACAAGAAAATCAATTAGTTTATTGACTTCCTCCAGGCAGATGGCCGCGGTGATCGCGGTACTCAGTGGGCGAACGATGGTCAGATTTACTGTCACCGTCGCAGGCACAAGTGCTGCATCAACCTCAGTTCGGCTAATGCTTACTAAATGCCTTTCCTCACCTGACTTTCCGGTGTCATGAGACACCTTGAATTTCTTGGCAATCGGCGTAGTTAGGCCGGCCACAGACCATTCAGATTTACCAGCGTCCGCATAACGTTTCACGTAACTTGTTAGGTTAGTGTCTACGTCCGTCGCTGTATCTTTCGAAAGAGAGAGTGGGTCTGCAATCATCTCTGGTTGCTCCTTCCCAAAAAGGGAATTAAAACCCAAAAATTAGGGTTCATTTGGTTTCACGACATTACTGTCATGTTTTATTCCATACTTCTTCTTCGTCAATTTTATGAGGATAGAAGAGAGTGTTGTTGCCAATGTTGTTAGTAGGAGGTCTAATACCTCTTGTTTTACCTTCATTGGGCCGGCACATTGTATGGATCGACAGGTCTTCCTGTTTGCTGCAATGGGGTAGATGGCTGCCACACTTCATGAGTGGGCTTGGCCATTACCATCATATAGGTAAACAGTAATACACTACCGAGTACCAGCGCTGCTAAAACTAGCCCGCTTATCGTCAATTGTCTGTTCATATGACTCCTTCGTTTAGAAGGACGGCAACTGAACACTTAGTATCACAGCGCAATTAGCGCTTGATACCAAGGACGGCACCAAGACTAATCCCAAGGATAGCTTGGTTAATGGTTGGGGTCTTCCAGTGTAATGACTCAAAAGTGTCAGTACCTGGAAAGATAGGCATCCGTTGGAAGCTCTTCTCTGTAGTTACCCACCCACCGCTGCGAAGCCATGGTGCAAAGTCGCTACGTCCGTAGCAAACCTGCGTACTGCTTTCGCAAACAAACTCTTCTTTATATTGTAGATAGGAATCTACCATATTAATCGGCAATTCCAAGGCATCGATCTTAAAACGACTTATGAAGTCACCTAACGACGAAAACCAGTCGAGTACAAAGGTGAATCTTATCGCATCATAGATCAATCCTGGATTGAGCTCAACTCCAAAGGCGTCTAAATAGCCTCGGATCCAAATGTCTAATTCGTTGATTGCCACAATAGGCAACGCACTATAGACAATATGAGCTGTCACGGTACGTTTCAACGTACCTTTCCACGTCGTCAGAGCTTCTGACGAATAAGTGGATGTGCCCGATACTTGGTGTTCAGACGTAAGCATGACCTTGCTCCTATGGAACAGTTGGCCAACAGACTTACGCCACAGCGAAATCTCCTTCTGGGTAGAAGTCAAAATACTCAAAGAAGCAACAATATCGCCCACTAGTGGTGCGATACCGAACTTATAAGCAAGATGCTTATTCGCTAGGCCCCGAACTATTAAGTTGGGGTTGGCCCAATAGTACTTTGTTGCAGCTTTCACTGTATGAATCGCTGTCTTCCACGTTGGCACCAAGTCCTTTAACTGATCAAACTCATATAAAAAGTTTGGCAGGGACATTTGTGTCAAATCGGGCCCCAACTCGGCAAGCGCCGTGTTGATATAGCCCACAGCATTAGTGCTCAGAAAAGCCGGCCCGAAAGAAACGGGAAAAGCGGCCTTGGCACTAGCGCACGCAGAAGCGTGAGCACTCTGACTCGTCAAATGGTGTATCGCCCACAAGTAATAATTATTATTACCTGGGTCATTCAACGGATGATGCGTCATTCGCTCGCGCGTAGACGGATCACCACTATAAGTGGTCAGAAGTCTACGGTGCACACACATGTTGGATCGATTACGAGTTGTTTTCGACCTTGATGTGGATGTGATCCATTCTTCATCACTAGAAACCGTAACGGGTCCCCCCGGGAACGTAAGAAGCAACGCATTGTTGCTCTCACGAAAATTCTCGGAAGTCGGGGCCGTAACGATTTTGACGGTTGGACCCCTGTGTTTGGATTTTGGTAAACCCAATATCACAAGCATAGATTTTGCTCCTTCGATTATTGAACCTCACAAAGAGGTTGTGGCCAGCTAGGCCATGCAGATAACCCCCCTCACGGGGGG